AAATCAAAATTTAGCTTTATGCTCATTGGTTATTGTTTTGTTACGTACGAAATATTACACCTTCACGAACTTCAAAATTTATACTTCGCTTTAACAGGCAGTGAGTTAACTGTTGCATAACTACAATATAACACTATAAAAAATATTATTTTTTCTTATTAACCCTTACTAAATATGGAAATTTTTACAGAAATACATAGTTTCACTTTAACTAAACAACAAAAGAAAATATTAATTGATTTAAAGAAAAATAAAGTAAATGTAAGTAAGTTAATAAGAGATTTGGTATTTAAGGAATTAACGACAAAAGTTGACAAACGCAAAAAAGCAACGTTAGAAGATTTAAAAAGAAGTTTAGAGAATTGCTTTTAATTAAAAACCACCTATAATAAGGTGGTTTTATTTTTAATATAACTTAGAATGAAATAAAGTACAAATAGTATCCCAATAAGCAAAATAAAGCGATTTGCGATCGTTTCAATTACTTCTGAATAGTCTTTTTCTTTTACTTCAATATCTTGTTTTAAATCTTCTTTTTTGGTTTCTTTAATTACTTCTTTAGAATTGTTATAAATAACCCTTGTATTATAAATAGTATCTTTTCCTAAAAGAATAGGTTTGTTTAAATCAACAGGTTCTAATGTAAAAGAGTTTGAAAATTTAGTTGCATCTGTTTTAATTTCGGTACTTATTTCCGTTTCAGTACTTGACTTTTTTACAGTTCCGCATCCTACTAATAAGATTGCGGTTAGTATTAATATTGTTTTTTTCATAGTTATTCGCTTTTTTCAAAATGCATCCAATCATAATTTTTTTCAACTCCTAAATTAATAAAACCATGTTTGTAGAAAATATCAATCATAGGTTTATATTCTGGACGTGCAAATCTTGCTGTTTTACTTGTTTCTTTTAGTTGGTTTCTTTCAGGATCTAAATCAATAGCAATTCCCCACGAATGTCTTGAATAGTCAGAACCGCCACGCATCGCACGAAAAGCAAAACAACCACCAAATAAATCAATTCCTAATTCTTGAATTTTCGCAAGTCCGTAAACTGCTAATAATTCTTTAAAAACATTTATAAAATCCTGAGCTACTTTTTTATGAACTCGCATTTTTGTTACCGATGTTTTTTTATCCCAAGCCAAACGCATTGGAAAAGGTAGTTGTATAGTTGTCAAATAACTACCTTGCTGATTTGGTTGTCCGTAAATTTGAATGATTTGTTTAGTGTTTAGCATCTTTACTCTTTAATTTCGTTAATATCCTTTTTTAATTCTTTTGCTTTTGACATTATGTTTTTAATTGTAAAATAAAAAGACTTATTGCCTAATTTTTGCGATGTTTCATCTATCGACTTACATTCAATGTAAAGCCAAAAAATTGTAACAGCTTTTGAAATTAGTAAGTTAACACCAAACAAAGTATTTTTTTCAATTATATGCGTATCAATAAAGTAAGCTAAAACGATAGAGCCTAAATAAAAGAAACTTTTAACCACTATGTTAAATAATTTTGTACTCTGATAACTTGACCATCCGTTTAACTTTATCGTTGTGTAAATAGCAAATATAGTATCTAAAAAGACAGCCATTCCTGTAATTATTAGCAATCCTTTAATCGGAGTTAAAAAAGTGGCTATTGTTAAAAACAACGCCTTTAAAAATGTTGCTAAATAAAATGATGTTTCTTGTTTCATGCTACCAAACTATTGATTTTTCACAATGATTTTTATCTATTGTGTCTAAGATTTTACAAATAACTTTTCCGAATTTTGTAAGGTGTCCGAACCTTTGATTTTTACCTAAAACGCTTGAGATAGTTTCGTCTATATTTCCAAACTTAAAAGGACTATTTTCATGTATTAAAGTTTTATTTAGACTTGTTCTAAATTCTCTATTACCAAATCTGTCTAAATTAATTGCGGAGCTTTTAAAATAACCTTTATTTCTTACAAATAGGAAATTAATAAAACTAATTGGTAAAAACAAAATATATGCTATTAAAAATAAAATTAATCCCATTTATAATAAATTTCCGTTAATAAAAATTTCGTCTAATTGCTCCGAAGTAATTTGTAGCATTTGAGCCATAGCATTTAATTCAGGGTTGTTTCTATCAAACACAACTGCATATTCCCACATAGTGTAAATTAAATCCCTATTAGGTTGTGGCAAACTTTGAATTAAATCATCGATTGAAGAAATATAAATTCCACTTATAATAAGTTGTTTTCTTAATTTCATTTGCGAAATTGATTCAGGAACTTTTGGCTTGTTCAATTCTGCAATTTCTTGTGGCGTTGCGCCTTCAATCCATTCTGCGCCATTCCAAATTGGATTTATTTTACCACCATTATACAAAACAGAAACTTCTTCACAACCTAAACCTAAATAGTATGGAATTAAATCCTCTCTATCAGTTTGAGCAAATGGCTTATTATCTAAAATTAATTGTATCATACTACTTCTTCTATTTCAATTGATATTTCTACTCCTGTTTTACCCGCTTGTGCTTGTGCTGAAAAAACTAACATAGGACAAACTGCATAACCTTTTGGAACGGTAATATTATCGGTAACTAAAAACTCAAACTTCTTTTGCTGATATCCAGCAGAGGTAATGGCTTGATTTAAGTGTGTTACTGTATTTGCATATCCAGTATTCCAAGTATCTCCGTAAATAGGTAAACCACTTGCTAAAACAAAATTACCTGTATAAGAACCCGAACCTCCTTCTTTAAACATCACTCTTTTTATTTTACAATTAAAAGGAGTGATGAATAAGCCTTTATTTCTCCCGTTCATCGCAGCCGAAATAGTATTATTCAAGCCTTCAATAGCGGCGCCGTTATAACCTATATAGTAATAATTTCCTAAAGTTGTTGTAGTCCAATTTCCACCCCACCATTGAAATATTTGTTTATTTGTTCCACCACCAATCTGAACATAAGCCGAACCACTCCATCTATAAGTTAATCCATTGTCTAATGCAATATAAATTTTACCCGTTTCTCCAGTTACTGGGAATGCTGCTAAATTAGCAAACTCTAAAACACCTCCAAACTCACTCGTAGGCTTTGTACCTTGACTTCCATCTGCATTAACGATATAAGTACGCTCTACTCCTGCGGTTGAAACTTTGTCGAGTTTTAAAGGGTCGCTATTAAAATCAATTATATTAACCGATTTTCTAATTATAGGAGTATACCACCCGTTGACCTTGACTTCCCCATCGTAATCGGATAAAATGTATATTTTTGCGGGTGCATCTCTCCAATCTTCATTATCAATTGAAAAAGAAACATCTTTAAGAAAATGCTTAAAAGTAATAACACTCTTTTCATTCCAACTATCAATAAGTAAATCGTATTCAGAAGGTGTCCCAATTCCGAACTTAATATAAAGTTGTAAATTTTGATTTATAGAAGTTGTTGAAATAGATAAATCAGCACGAAATAAAACAGCATCCCCTACACTTAATTGAGAAAAATCTAAACTATCCGTAGGCTTATCCCAAACACCTGATATTCCGTAAGGGGCTTGGTTTTCATTAGTGAAAGCTCCCAACGTATCATTTATCAACTGTAAAGGTGTTGATGAAACGAACGCTAAAGGCGTAGTTTGCGTGTCTAAATCCGCATAATGAAAATACCCGAATGCCGAATATAAAGAAGGCGGAACGTTTAGGATATATCCAGGAGCTAAGGGGTCTGTTTCTGCAAAATCAGCATTAATATTTACTTGCGCACCTGCTTCGATTCCATCTAACTTAGCTTTATCCGCATCAGTAAAATCATTTTCACTTAATCCTTTTCCTGTAACTTTATCAACTTTGCCGTTGTATAGTTCCGTAAAGTTTTGATTTGCTTTATCAAATCCATTTCTTAAAACGTCACCTAATCCATCGTCAGGCGTTGAAATATTTATCATTTGTTGCGACATGGTCTCATCCAATTAAAGTTTGACTTTGCGTTTATGTTACTTGGAGCTGGTCTTTCAGGTAAATCTAAAACATCTAAATATTTTACAAATTCCAACTCTAAACCAACCGCTAATTTCTCGTACATTTCCGCTTTCTTGTTTCTTTCGTCATCTGTAAGCTGTTCCGTTTTTTCTGGAGTTACTAAATAAACGCCATTTTGAGAAACTTTAGCTACTCCTAAACGAAAATAATAAGCACAAGTGTAGTAAGATTGAATTATACAAATGTAATTCGCAAAAATATCTAAGTAATCCCCCGCTAAAGTATCGGCTTCAAAATCATCAGCAATTTTATTGTACAATTCTAATCCTAAAATTCGCTTAATATCGTTGCGTTGTGCCATGAATATAAATGGATTTATCGAATCGTTATCGATATTTCCATCAAATCCACTTAGTAAAGCGACATCTTCTATTGTTATGAAATATTTACTCATTTGTTGGTTGTATTATTGGTTCTGTTTTCTCAGGATTTCCTAATAATCTAATCGCTTGCTCTCTGTTAAAACCGAAAATTAAATCTAAAATAGCAATTGCACTCTCGTAACTTGTTGTTCCTGCAGCATAAGAAGCTTGCACCTCTAATAATGACTGAACTCCTCCGACACTTCCTTTTAATTGTGCCTGTGCGTTTGCTGTAACATCATCAATAATTACGCCTTCATCCGCAACATCCGCAACAATTGCTTTTTCTTGTCCGAAATTTACGAAATCTAACTCACATAACGGGTTTATTTTCTTGAAAATTTGCCCCAATCCTTCTAATAATATTTCACGCATTGGATTAATTACACCTAAGTATAAACTATCAGTTGCGGTTGCAATTTCGTCAGCATTATTCGAGAAACCACTCGAGCCAGGTCTTTGAAATAAGATATTCATTGCGCTATGCGCTGCCATTAGTTTAATTTCTGCAACCTCATCATAAGTAACAAACTGGTCATTTCTTCCACGTGGTTCAATTGTGTCAACTATAATAGCATCTTCTGGACCTTCATTAACTGAAATTATAACCCCGTCACCATTTTCAGTACCTGTATATTCGTTTCCTACTTCTGTTTTAGTGGCTTTTTTTTCATCCTCCGTCATCATTGCT